CTTTACAGAATTCAGTTGCAGCGTGCCATTTTGCTTGATTGATCATGTAAGTTGCTGCTTCTTTGATGAATTTCCTTGTATTTCTATTCGTTGATCTCAGTTTAGTCTGAGATTCTGGTTTTATCTCAATCATGTAAGTTGACGTTGTTCCATCTGATCTTTTGACTCTGATGATGAAGTCTGGAAAGTATCTGTGAACACGTTTGTCAACTGGTGAGAAGTATTTGATGTGCATTTCTTCTGATGCCCACCAGATTACATTGGGATTCGTATCAAAATACTTCATTGCACGAACTTCCCAGGTTGATCTATAGATGATGTTGTTCGGATTTCCCTTGTACTTTTGAGGATTTCTTGGAACAAATTTACCCTTATATGACATATAAATAAGTGATAACTTCTCAAAGGGTCCTTATGGCCATTTTTAACTTAACGGATATATTATTTAGTCAGTCTGGAAATCCAGCGACTCAGGCACTAGAGGATGAATCGCCTTTAGATAAATCTTTTGGCAAATATTCAATCACAAGATATCCGATTGAGTTGGGATCAGATCCTGATAGAATGCATTATGTAATTTTTCATATCAATACTCAAAAAAATACTCAGTACGCATCCCAAACTGTTTCTGATCCAACTAGAGCATATCAGAATAGAGCATATTTGAATAGTTTGCGAGGAAATATAACTCCCGTCGGAACAATTAATTCTGGAATTAGAGCAGCAGGAAATGCTGTAGGTGCAGCAGGTAACTTTTTTCAGCAAAATTATCCAAACGCTTCAAGATTTGTATCAAATAGCGCACAAACAATAGGTAACTTAGGATCTAGAGCAGGAAATGCGCTCTCATCTGCCGCTGGCGCAGTTGGAGGATTTATCAGAAGAGATCCTACTGGAGCAGCAGTTTTAGATGCAGCAAGTGCTGGTGTTGATGCGGGAAAACAAATTTTCACAAAAATAGGCGATGAGGCAGTAAAAAATCTTTCTGAAGAGAATTTTCTGCGAACAACGCAAAGAACAGTTGACACAATTGCATTGTATATGCCAAATGCTCTACAATATAATTTGTCACAGAGTTGGAACTCTGAAAATTTAGCCGATATTACTGGTGGTGCTGGAATGGCTTTGGCTGGTCTTGAACAATTAGGCAAAGAAGGTGGCAATGCAAACATGACTCCATTTCTTGGAGCATTGGCAGAAAAACTAGGTGGCGGGATAATGAAAACTGTTGGAGTTGATCCTGGAAAAACCAGTAAAGTATTGCAAGCGGCATTTGGCTATGCAAACAATCCACAAATTGAAATGATTTATGAAAGACCTACTCTGAGAACTTTCAGTTTCAGTTTTGCTTTTTATCCAAGATCACGAAGCGAAGCACAACAAGTGCAAAAAATTATTCGTCTGTTTAGATTTCATTCTGCGCCAGAAATAGCAAAAAATTTCGGTGGTCGCTTTTTGATTCCACCATCAAATTTTGACATCATGTTTTGCTATAACGGAAAAGAAAATCCAAACGTACCAAAAGTATCTACTTGTGTTCTTACCAGTGTGGGTGTTCAATATTCTACAGGAAGCAATTATGAAATTCCATTAGGCAATTCAGTTGAAGATCCAACTCTCGGTGGTACTGGTATGCCACATCAAATAACACTTTCACTATCATTCTCAGAAATTGAAGTTATCACAAAAGAGTTGATTGACCTAGGACAAAATAATCAAGGCGGTTACTAATGTCAAAATACTTTAATTATTTTCCATTAGTTGAGTATTCACTTGAAGATAAGATAACAAATCTCAACTTAGTTACAAATATAATTTTTCGTTTTATTTTCAATGATAAATTTAAGTCAGACACTTCGGTATTTTACTACTATTCAGTTAAAGATGGTGATAAGCCTGAAGATATTGCATATAAAGTATATGGATCGCCAGAAAGACATTGGATAATTCTAGGTTTAAATGACATTGTTGATCCTTTAAATGATTGGCCAATGGATCAACGAACATTTAAAGCGTATTTGGATGACAAATACGGTGCTGAAGGCGCGAACAATAATCCTGTGATTGATGGATTTGATTGGTCAAAAGCAAACGTAAAAAACTATGTAATTATTGATACAGTAAAAGATTTGCAGACAGATAAACTTACTGTAGAAGAATATAATGTTGATGCAAACACTTATGCAAATACAACTGTGTCCACTACAACAAAAACACTTGTTGATGGTGATCAAATTGAAATAGTCAGAACAAAAAGACAAGATTCATATTTTGATTATGAAAATAATATCAATGAAAATAAAAGATTCATAAAGATTTTAAAGCCAGAAGGAATTAAAGCCGTTGAGTCTGAATTTAGAAGATTGGCAGAATCATCATGAGCATGGAAGTCAAAAATGCACTACAATTTAGTATCAATGATCTTACATTGATTACTAAATTTGGCAATATTGACATTCGTAAAATAATGCAAGAGTTGAATGTTTATGATAATATTTTAATGCCATTCATGTCTGGCAACATTCGCATATCTGACTCAATTGGATTGACTGAAAAGTTGACTTTTGATGGTAGTGAATTCATTCATATAGACATTGGAAAAGATGAAGATAATTTTAGAATAGATAAAACTTTTCGCGTCTATAAACAATCTGAAAGAAAAAGTGAAAACACAACTAACGAATCATACACTATTCATTTTGTTTCAGAAGAACAAATATACGCAAAACAAGTAAAAATCAGTCAAACATATAGCAACACATATAGTGCAATTGCAAAAAAAATTCTATTTGATTATCTGAAAGTAACAAATCCAAAACGAATTGCAAACTTTGAAGATTCTTATGGACTAGTTGACTTTGTAGTGCCAAATTATGATCCTATAAAAGCAATACAACTTTGTGCTAAAAGGGCATTGACGATTGATCAGAGTCCAAACTTTTTGTTTTTTGAAAACAGAGAAGGTATTAATTTCGTAAGTCTTACCACGCTTTTTGAATTGGGTAAGGCAAATGCAATCAAGTTGAATTTTGGTATTAAAAATGCTGGTGAAGGAATGACTGAAAAACTTTTGGGTGTTATGTATAGTGAAGTTGTTTCACAGGGTAATTTGTTAGATAAAATAACTTCTGGACGCGAAGCGTCGCGTATGATTGGATTTGATTTACTTTCAAGAAGTTTTGGCAAAAAAGATGTAAATATTAATTCTGCATTAGATACAATGAAAGAAGGCTTGTTGAATAAAAATCCGATTTTGAATGGATTAAAGAATAGAGAAGATTTGCCATCATTTCTTGAATTTGATAGCAAAAGATCCATTCAAATTCTTGACAGTCTTGCTGAAACTAGCAACTATATCAAACAGAATGAACCATTTTTAAAGTTTGATAGAAGAGAAGATTATATTCTTCAAAGACAGACTATTTTTGCAAACTTGTTTGACAAAAAAATTCGTATGGTCATACCAGGAAACTTTGCTCTTTCGTCAGGAATGGTTGTTGAACTTGAGTATCCTACGCGCGCGCGAAGAGAAGAGGGTGATGATAATTTAGATGAAACATCAACAGGTAAATATCTTGTTGCATCAACAAGACATAAAATTGATTTTGAAAAACATGAAACATATTTTGAAGTTGTCACAGATTCTACAAGCAAGCAAAACTTGTTAATTGAAAATCCAGCACAAGATTATTCAGTTGAGGCTTAATCATGGAAACAGATAAGGATAATATAACTAAAGCGTTTGTTTGGTGGATGGGTGTCGTAGAAGATAGAAATGATCCTCTGAAGATTGGAAGATGCAGAGTTCGTATTCATGGTTATCATAATGATGATAAGAACATGGTGCCAACTAGCAGTTTGCAATGGGCACATCCAGCATATTCATCAAACAACACAAATCCATATGCACCAAAAGAAAGTGATTTGGTATTTGGATTTTTCATGGACGGAGAACAATCTCAAAAGCCTGTGATTGTTGGAGTGTTACCTAGCGTACCAATTAATGCTGCACAAACAAATCAAGCATTCAATGATCCGCGTGGAGATTCACAACTCGCATCAGCGCCAAGAACACCAGAATCAAAAACATACAATACTGATGGAACTGGAATTTCAATAACTGAAAAAAGTAAAGCAAGCACATATCCAATCAATCTTGATGAGCCAACAACGTCCCGATTGGCACGAAATGAATCAATCTCAAAAACATTCATTCAAGAAAGAAAAGATAATAAAATTGCATCAGTTCCTACAGTATCTGGCACATGGGAAGAACCCGAAACAAAATATGATGCAAAGTATCCTTATAATAATGTAAATGAAACAGAATCTGGTCATATCATAGAATTGGATGACACAGTAGGAAAAGAAAGAGTGCATATTGCACATAGATCAGGAACATTTCAAGAAATGTATCCTGACGGCAGTAAAGTTGAAAAGATAACTAAAGACAATTATCAGATCGTCATGGCTGATGATCACGTTTACATTATGGGTAAATGTACGATTACTGTTCAGGGTGATGCAGAAGTGTATGTACAGAAAAATGCTTCAGTAAAAGTTGATGGTAATGTTGATGTGACTGTTGGTGGTAATTATAACGAAACTGTCGGTGGAACGTATAATGTAACTTCTGGTGGCAACATGAAGTTTACAGCACCAAGAATAGATTTGAACTGATATGCCACACGAATTCAAAATTTTGCGTGAAGCAAAGATTGAGACATATTCAAATTTTGATGATATACCAAGTCAGTTTGAAAATGTAATTAAGTTTGCTCCAGAAATTCCTGATGGACCCCATACGCACGATCAGCATGAAGAAATTGATTCATGGAATTTTAAACTACAAGAGTTGATGAAGAGAGAGACAAATGGCCGTTCTGCTTGATGTTTCTCCACCAGGAGACGATTCAACTTCAGAAATAGAAGATACTCCTAGATCAATTCGTGTGGTGAATGCCACAATTACTGCAACTGGAGACGCTGGTGAAGTATTTGAATCTGTTACTGCAACAATAGATAGAAATGAACCAAATGTTCAAATTACAGCAGGAATAGATTCAGTAACGATTGTTGGCAAATATGCTGATCCTTTTTTAGATACTTTTACCTATGTTAGCAAAGGAAGCAGTAATAGAATAGAAACACCTAAAACAATTTCTGGCGTAGATAATATGCCAGCAAAAAAAGAACTATATGAATTGAGTCAAGATACGCGAGCAGACTCAATCAGAACTTATACTGTAAAAGTTATTTCAGATTTAGGTACA